TTTCTGTTACCCACTCGCGGGAATTAATAGCCCAAAACTTCCAGACTCTCATCCGCAACTGGCCAGCCGCGCCGGCCGGCATCTACAGCGCGGGCCTCGGCAAGCGCGACCTGCGCTCGCAGATCATTTGCGGCGGAATCCAGAGCATCTACAAGAACGCCTATAAGGTGCAGCAGTGCGACCTTGTGATTGTAGACGAGGCGCACCTGATCCCGCGCGACAGCGACACCATGTATGGGCGCTTCCTTCGCGAACTGAAGGAGATCAACCCGCACATGAAGATCGTCGGGTTTACCGCGACTCCTTTCCGCCTCGACAGCGGCATGCTCCACAAGGGCGAGGGCGCGATGTTTTCGCGCATTGCCTATGAGGCATCCATTCTGGAAATGATCGAGCAAGGCTATCTGTCAGAAGTCGTGCCGAAAAGGATGACCACCGAGCTAGACGTGTCGGGAGTGGGCACGCGCGGCGGCGAGTTCATTGCCGGCGAGCTTGAGCGCGCCGTAGACGTTGACGCTGTGACCCAGGCCGCCGTGAGCGAGATCATCGACTATGGGCAGGACCGGGGAAGCTGGCTGATTTTCGCAAGCGGCGTGGCGCACGCCAACCATATCCGCGACGCCATCCGCGCCCACGGCCACACCGCTGAAACCGTCACTGGCGAAACACCAGCCGGCGAGCGCGACCGGATCATTACCGATTTCAAGGCGGGCCGGATTCGCGCGCTCACCAATATGTCGGTGCTCACCACGGGCTTTGACGCGCCCGGCGTGGACCTCATCGGCATGTTGCGGCCCACCAAGTCGGCCGGGCTGTTCGTGCAGATGATCGGACGCGGCACCCGCCTGGCACCGGGCAAGGACAATTGCCTGTTGCTCGACTTCGCCGGCAACTGCAGACGCCACGGGCCGGTTGACCGGATCAAGGTTTCCGCCCCGCTGAAGGGCGACGGCGAGGCACCGATCAAAACCTGTCCCGCGTGCTGCACAATCTGCTACGCCGGCGTGCGCACCTGCCCCGAGTGCGACCACGAATTCCCCGCGCCGGAACCCGAGATAAAGAAGAGCGCCGCCACCGACGCCGTGCTGTCAACGCAAATACAAGCGGAATGGCTGGACGTGACCGAGGTTGAATACCGCCGCCACGAGAAGGTGGGGAAGCCGCCCAGCCTGTGCGTCGTCTACCATTGCGGCGGCTATACCGCGCACAAGGAATGGGTTTGCTTCGAGCATCAGGGCTATGCTCGGCAGAAGGCTTGCGCGTGGTGGGCCGCCAGGAGCGGCGACCCCGTACCCAACACAGTCGATGACGCACTGCGCGGGACGCTGCTAGAACCCGCGCGCATCGCCGTGCGGCCGGTCGGAAAGTACACCGAGATATGCGGGTATGACGGGTTGCGGGAGCGGGTGGTGAAGGCGGCGGCCGACATAGACACGGAGATACCATTTTGACAGTCAGGGTCGAACAAGGCGACTGCCGCGATGTCATCCGCACCCTTGCGGATGCGAGCATAGACAGCGTGGTCACGGACCCGCCGTACAACCTGAAATTCATGGGCAAGGCGTGGGATACCGGCGAGGCCGCATTCTCGCCCGCGTTCTGGGCCGAAGTCCTGCGGGTTCTCAAGCCCGGCGGTCACTGTCTCGCTTTCGGCGGGGATAGAACATATCACAGATTAGTCTGTGCTGTTGAAGACGCGGGCTTTGAAATCAGAGGAACCATGCTATACTTGTTTGGTTCCGGGTTTCCGAAGTCTCACAGCGTCGGGAAGAAACTAGATGAAAAGAAAGAACGCTGTTCCTGTCCTTCTCACTTGCGTGATTTGCGGGACGCTGGTGCATCGCCCGGAGTGCCATCGGCATCGGTCAGCGGCGATCTATTGCAGCCATTCGTGCCGGTCGAAGACATTCGGCCCTCGTCTGGCGAAATTCGCCGGCAATATGAAGGGCCGGACGAGGGAGGGGAAATACGGGGCGGACAATCCAGCCTGGAAGGGTGGCGTCACTCTCAAGCGCCCGAAGGGAAACTACACGGGCGTCCGGTACGTGCGAGCGCCGGAATGGGCGCGACCGATGGCCCGCAAGGACGGGTACATCATGGAGCATCGCCTCGTGATGGCGCAAATGTGCGGGTTCCTGCTGACGCGGGAGGAAGTGGTCAATCACAAGGACCACAACCCAGCGAACAATCATCCGGCCAACCTGGAACTGTACCCGACGAACGCGGACCACAAGCGTGGGGAGGCTGGCCGGTTTGTGGACGGTGTAGCAAACCGCGTATCCCCGAGGGTCTTGGCACAGCTCTAAAGCCCGCCGCCGAATTTATCGTCCTCGCCCGCCGTCCCCTTATCGGCACCGTCGCGGCGAACGTGCTGGCGCATGGAACAGGGGCGTTGAATATCGACGCGTGCAGGGTGGGTTCTGACTTCGCACGCCCGGTCGCCGGCCGCTGGCCCGCCAATGTGACCCATGATGGCTCGCCCGAAGTGCTGGCGGCGTTCCCTGATGCGCCGGGGCAGGCTGCAGCCGTGCGGCCGGACAGCGGAACGGGCAAAAAAACGAATGGCATCTACGGCTCGTTCGGTGCAAACAGCAACCACCAGCCACGCGGCGACACAGGCTCTGCGGCCCGCTTCTTCTACACCGCCAAGGCCGACGCCGGTGACCGTCTCGGCAGCAGGCATCCCACGGTCAAGCCGGTCAACCTGATCGCCTATCTCTGCCGACTGGTCACGCCGCCGGGGGGAACGGTTCTGGACTCCTTCGCCGGTTCCGGCACAACCGGCATGGCCTGTATGCGGGAAGGCTTCAACGCGATCCTGATCGAACGCGAGGCCGAATACGTGGCCGACATCAAGCGCCGGCTGGCCCATGTGAGCGGGCAGGACGCCCCCCTTTTCTCGGAACCCATGACAAACCCACAACAAACTGATATGTTTTCCACCCCCAAGGAGTGACGTTATGACATTCTGGTACCTCGCCACCCCCTATTCCCGCTACTATTCCCGCTACCCCGGCGGCATTCACGTCGCGTTCGACCAGGCGTGCTATCAGGCGTCGATCCTGATTCGGGCCGGCGTGCGCGTCTACTGCCCGATTGCCCACACCCACCCCATTGCGATGCAGGGCGGGCTCGACCCGCACGACCATGCGATATGGCTTCCCGCCGACCGGCCGTTCATAGACGCGGCGCACGGGCTGATCGTCTGCAAGATGGCCGGGTGGGAGGAATCCAAAGGCGTGAAAGCCGAAATTGCGATCTTCGAAGAAGCCGACAAACCCGTGCTGTTCATGGAACTCGGCCATGTCCCGCGCGGGATTGGGCGCGTTGTGGAAGGGGAGGCGGCGTAATGAAAATATGCAAGGACTGCGAGTCAGAAACGTACTGCGAGCACATGGGGACGTGCCACGAGCGGGCCAGGATGCCCGCCACCCACACCGAGCAATTCGACGCCGCAATCTTGCGGGTGAACGACGAGCGCGGCGACGTGTACGGCACGCCGTTGACCAACTTCACGCGCATGGCCGCAGCCGAGCACGTCATTGCGACGTGCCCCGACTCGGCCGTGCGCCAGGCGCTCTACATGGTGTGGAACAAGGTGTGCCGGCTAGTGCAGTCGCCCGACCACCTCGACAGCGCCATTGATATCGCCGGCTATGCCCGCGTCGTCTGCATGATCGTGGACGAGCGGCGGGCGCTTCCCCCACCACCCAACCCCCACGACTATAAATGACCTGCCCCACTTGCGGCCAGCCGGTCACCGCCGGCTGGAGCCGCACCACCTGGCGCGGGACGCGCCGCTATTGCTCGAAAGGATGCGCCATCATGGTTGACCCGACCGAATTGGAAATTGAGCGAATGGAAGCTGCGGCCGACAAAGGCGGCGAATACCTCGACAGCTTGGGAAAGACCGACCTCGCCACCCTGTCACGCGACGAGTGGATGACTTTCATAGAGTGCGTTTGCACTGAATTCGCGGTGCCGTTTTGATAGCATGACCGACCTCCGCAACATCGCCATCGGCTACGCCGTCGATAGGCGGTGGTCCGTCTTTCCCGCGCATGGCGTCACCGACGCGGGCGCGTGCACCTGCGGCGCGCTCAACTGCCTGAACGTGGGCAAGCACCCGGCGACGCCGCAGGGGTTGAAGAACGCGACCACCGACCCGCGCCTTGTCGGCATGATGTTCAAAGCCGGCCACAACATCGCCGTGGCGACCGGCAAGGTGTCGGGCTTTTGGGCGCTTGACATCGACGGCCAGGCGGGCGAGGCGGCTCTGGCTGGGCTGGAATCACGCCACGGCCCGCTGCCCGCCACGCTGATCCACTTCACCGGCAACGGCCGGCACCTGTTGTTTCGCTGGCCGGGGTTCGAAATCAAGAACAGTGTAAAGCGCCTCGGCGACGACCTCGATGTCCGGGGCGACGGCGGCTATATCGTGGCCGCCCCGTCCCGCCATGCGTCCGGCGTCTCCTACCGCTTCGCCGATGCCAGCGCCACGATAGCCGACGCGCCAGCGTGGTTGCTCGATATGGTGCGCCGTCAGCCCGAGGTGGCCGCGCCCACCATCTACCCCACGCCAGACCGCGAGTTTCCAGACCGCGAGCTTACCGCAGATCAGGTGCGCGACATGCTGTCGTATGTCTCCGCCGACTCGGATTACCAGACGTGGCTAGAGATCGGCATGGGCCTGCACGCGGGCGGCTATCCCGTGCAGCTATGGGACGAGTGGTCGCGCGGGGGCGCGAAGTACCAGGCCGGCGACTGCTACAAGCGGTGGAAGGGATTCAAGCCGGGCGCGGTGACGTTCGGGACCGTCTGGCACCATGCCGAGGCGCACGGGTGGACCTTCATTCTCGATCCCATCCCGGCGGGCGAGCACCCGGCGCGGGAATTCCTGGCGAAGGTGCGCGCGCCGGCCACCACGCCCCGGCCGGTATCTGTCGGCTCCGTCCCCTTCGATGCCCTCGCGCTAACCGGCACCATCGGCGACACCGTGCGCTGGATATGCGGCAGCGCGGTCAAGCCCCAGCCCGAGCTTGCCCTGTTAAACACCCTGGCCGCGCTCGGGGCCGTGTTCGGCCGGCGCTACGCGACCGAGTGGGATACGCGATGCAACGTTTACATAATCGGCATATCCGGCACCGGCACCGGCAAGGAACATTCCCGCAAGCAGATCAAGAAACTTATGGTCGCGTCCGGCCTGCACGACTTCATGGCCGGCGACAGCATCGTATCGGGACCTGGG